CCATTCCGAAGAAGGTAAAGGAAAGCGTTGACACGGGCAATTCCCCATCCGTTTCTTGACATATTAGGGGCGTGACTTGTGGAGAAAGCACCAGCACCACGACGGAACACAGTAAGAAGCGCACCCATAGAGGCTCGGCTTCCCTTGCCCTTCTTGTTATGCTCTCGCATTTTGTTTTGAATGGTCTTGCGGGTGGCAGGGGACACGACGATTGACTTATTGGGCTTCTTAGCAGAACCGGGTGGATTCTTCTTTGAACCACGCCGTCGCTCACTTGGCTTGGCTGGCGTCTTGCGTGGGTCGTTGGGGCCGGGGCGTCCATGTTGTCCCCCATGCTTCGCTTCAACTGTCTTTTCAATTTTTGTGGCAGATTCAATGGTTGCGCGTGGATAAGCCGGTTTGTGAACAATGGCGAGGTGGTCAAAGGTAAAGTCCATGTCAAAGACCATACCTTTTTCGTTGGCGGAGATAGGGACACCGTAGCCACCAATTGACACACCATAGTCGGGCTTAAGCCACATACCGGATTCTAACGCCTCAAACAATTCGCTTCGTGCGACATGGGCAACATAGCGGACTTCATAGCCTTCTTGTCCTTTGTCATCCATCTCAGCAGAAGCCACGATACCAACATTGGCTTCGTTGACGCCGCCATCGGTGTTGCGCTCAAAGCCCACAGCCTTTGGCTTGGGGTGATTAAGAGTCAAGTCTGCACCAAACATTTGCTTGACAGTGGCTTCGGCACCACGCTTTGTCAAGGCCCACTTGTTCTTGTTGAAACCTTCATGGAAAGCAACACCTTTTATTTCCATAATAGTATTGCCTGTGGATGCCTCAACAGTTGCGCTGATGGACTCAACGGATGCTTCCATTGTGACATTGACTGGCTTACAGGTGCCGTTGACCATTTCTTCACCGATGGGACATTCTTCGGATGCCTTCATCTTCTTGTGATAATCAGCCTTTTTGTTCTCGTCTTCCTCATCATCGTGGTATGAGGCTTCTTTTTCGGGAATATCTTCGCCTTTATTCTTTTTCATGTATTCTTCGTGAGTTTTACCGGGCATAAAGACAGTTTTTCCGTCTTCTTCGTGGGAATGAATGCCATCAAGACCCATTTCTTTTGCACGACCCATAGCCTCGCCGGGATTGTCATAAACATCTTTGCGAATCATTTTGGCTTCAACGGCTTCTGTGCAACCACAACCGCAACCACCTTCTTCTGCCTCAACGACTTCTTCAATTCCTTCAAGGATTTCTCCTTCGTTTTGCATCCATTCATCATGCAACATGTATTCCACCTCGCTTGCTTCCACTTTTCGCCCACTTTCCCACTGTCGGCACGACCAATAGCGGGCTTTGGTTCGTGGGCCGGGACTGTCGCAATTATGGCGACTACGGAAGTTTTTGCGGCGTTGCGGGTCGTCCCGCTTGATTTCCATGTTTGGGTCACCAAAGCGAACAATGACAACACGACCGGACTCGTTTTGAACATACACAGCAAACTTCTTTGGCCCGCCCTGTGTTCGGAATGGTTTGTTGAGCGTTACCTTTTTGCCTTGATATTCAGCAGATTCAACGGTTTCGCTTTGTGCCTCGTCATACATAGAGTTGCACACAGCGGCACGCTGTTGGGTGCTTGGGTATTTTGCCACGGTCTTGCCGTCACCCATGCACCTATCCATGTAAGCGTCACGGCTTTCGCCATCGCGAACATCGGGCATAGACTACCCACATACCGAGTGACTTTTAATCTAATCGCCACAGTTGTTGTCCTTCGCTGGTGACTTCCTCAAAAAGTTTTTTTGACATAATGTCGTTGACATTTTCATAGGAAAGAACCGGTTTGTAGCCTAACTTTTGCACGACTTTGACAAGATTTGCCATGTGCGTGCCGTCAATTGGATTTAGCACAGTTATTTTTGGCCTTAAACCAAGATTGGCGTTGCGAACCTTAAGCAAATAGGAATGATACCCCAATTGTCGGTAGTCGGAAAGGATGTAAGTGTTGCCGACAAAGTGAAAATGCCCCATGTCAAGCGAGCCTGTGTAGCCTATCGGGTTTCCGTCTAACCTCAAAATCCAAAACGACATAAGGTCAAAGACTTCGGGATAGCCCTTTTCGGACGGGGTTTGGAATTGATAGGGCCATGCGTCTTCAAGAAATCGGAATTTTTTGACCTTTATTCCTCTTTCTTCTTCCATACAGCCTTACCCTCACGAACCAAGTCAATTCTTGCTCGGCGTTCTTCGGCGTCCATTGTATGTTTGTGTTCTTGGGCTTTGAGAGCCATTTGTCGTTCCAACTCGGCTTTCTTTTCCATAACACGGGTTTGGGACTCAATAACAGCAGGGTGCAACTCCGTTTCGGTTTGTTGCTCTTGCTTCCACAACTCAAGCATCGTTGCGAAGGCTGGCTGTGCCGTTCCGCCAATGATTGCGATAAGGGCAATAAACCCTTCAATGTTTTCAAGGACAACTTCGGGTTTGATAATACCCATGCCAACAACTGCACCCGAAGCGGCGAGCCATAGATAAACGGCAGGTAAAGCCGTCCACTTAATCATACGGTCATTTACTGAATCTTTGTTTTGTTTTCCCATAATATCACACCATTTCGTTGCTTCGTGGTAGCGTTCCTGTTTGCTTAGAAGTTTTATCCAAACGGGTTTCACCTTCGCTTTCGGGTTGCATTCCAATAAGGTCGAGTGACTGATTAAGTGTTAGGATTCCTGCTTGATAGCCCATAACAGCACGCTTCATGGATTCAATGGGAGACTCTTCTGCGATGGGCTCAAACATGAATTCCGGTAAGTCTTTCATTTGATGCTTGATACCCTTTAATTCAAGTTGCTTTGAAAACAATTGCATGACGCCCTGCTTGACAATGGATTGCAGACGACTGATAGCAGTGTTGGCCCACATGTTGGCATTGTAGGTAGCGGCAAAGGTTGAGCCCTTTTCTTGACCTGCCGCCACACGAGGCACATGAAGAACAGCGGCGACATTGGCACCCACCATGTCAAGGAAGCCGCTATTGTCGGGAATGGTGTTGTGCAGGTCTACATGATGTAGGGACACATAGGAAGGTAGGATTGGCATTTGGTCGCCACGCAGACCCTCAAACAACTTTACCACTTCATCCATAATGATACCCAAACGCTCGGCTTGTTCGTCGGGGTCGGTGATGTGTTCAATGGCTGATTTGTCAATCGTGATAAATTGCTTAGTCATGCTGTCCTCAAGGGCGATGCGGTTATTCATGCTGTTATATTTAACACGAACAACCTGTTCAAGCGACGAAAAGCGGGATTGACCCCACACACCGTAGGTTTGACGGAGTTTAGTGTCCTCAAACCAATTTGACTTGTAGTCAGTGCGAAGGTGGACAATCTCGGCTTTAGGGAACACCATTGTTTCAATGCCCTGCTCTCGGAGGATGTAGAAGTCATTGGACATAATCGGGCTGTTTTCGTCTGCCGTAAAAGGCAGACCCCGTGCGCCACGGTTGTCAACAATTGTGATTTGACGGATGGGTAGGCTTTGGATGGCCGTAATACCAACACCGGTTCGTCCCACGAGTTTGTTAATGTCGTTTCCATAGACTTGCAGATTGCGAAGGGCGTTGATGAGGAAGTCGTCAAAGTCCACATTGTCAACCATTTCAGCGATAGCGGCCCGTATAGAGGCGTTCTTGGCCTTCCCGTAGTCTATGCGGTAGTTGTTAGCGGTAAGCGAAACAGAACGCACAGCACCGTTTAATTCGGGGTCAAGTTTGACCATGTTATCATAAAGGTCAAATTTGTTTTTGAAGTTGGTGTCGCTTTGAAATTTCTCGGTGTCCTCAAAGATGTTTGGTAGTCCAGCGGCTACGCTAAGGGAAACATTTGACCCGACTCGTTGAATCGGGACTTCTTCGGCCACGGCGTTGCGGCGAAACCTATCAAAGATACCCATGCTTAAGGCGGTGTGTTGCGCGTTTTATCAATGTAGCGTAGTTTTTTGTTTTTGTTGATTATTTTTTCACAAAAAGAATAAATTGCTCGCTGTATTGCTTTTTTGCTAATTCTTTTTTTGTTTCATAGATGGAGAAGAAAAAACTGTAACTGCAATAGAGAAGAGGCCCTTGATACACACCTATGAAACAATGAAAGAATTAAAAAATCGGGGCGCAGTGTTGCGTTTTATTTTTTTTGTTGGTTTTGAATCAAGAAAAAGATAAACATTCATAAAGGGTTCAATAGTGCGTTTAGATATGAGAGCGACACCCGAATACGGATATGACCTCATCGCAAAGCACTACGACAGCAAAGTGAGCAAAATTGAAAACGCTCGCATTTTGCATGGCATTGACCCCAAAAAGTCTGTCAAAGGTTGGGAAATGTCAATCTACCGTTGGCTACGCAACGAAAAAGTTGAGCCAATGGAACCAGTGCAACCACCTGCTGATGTCAATAAATCATATCACTACGATTCAATCAATGACACTTACTACACCTTTTTGACAATTGCCGACCAAATGGTGTCGGTAAGCGGCGATAAGCACCGAGCCATGAAAGAGGCTTACTCAAACATGGTTGGTAAAGGTGCATCCATGAATGAAATCACACGGGACTTTGGTATTCCCCGTGCTTGGTTTGATGAATACCGACGACGCCACGGTTGGACACACGATATGTCGCCTTACACCGATGAAGAAATCGCCACCACTGATGTTGACCAACTCGTTGAAGATTTAGTGTTAAAGAAAAAACACTTACTGCACGAGAAGTTTGAACGACGCAAGTGGAAAGAAATTGAGCAATCGGCTGAAAAATACGACATGTTTTCCTCGCTGGTGCTAAATGAATTTAAGCAATTGGTTGGCGACGAGTTGCCCGAAGTGCCGAAAATCATGATGGTAGACGAAGGGGCCGATTATTCTCTTGTTATCAGCCCAACAGACTTTCATTGGGGCAAATACGGATGGGTTGATGAAGTCGGTGAGACTTACAACTTCAACGAAGCGCGCAAGCGGCTGATGGAAAAGACCGAAGAATTGCTGTGTCGCCTACCGTCTCGCCCCGAACAAATTATTTTGGCTACCGGTAGTGATTGGTTTCATGTTGATACCGATGCCGGAACAACAACCAAAGGCACACCACAAGAAGAGTGTGCAAGTTGGAAGGATACGTTCCGAGGATACTGGAAACTGATTACACAGGCAGTCAACTTCCTTAAGGAGAAGGCGCCTGTAGATATCATTGTAATATCAGGCAACCATGACTACGAGCGCATGTTCTATGCAGGAGATGTACTCGCAGGCTGGTACAGGAATGATGCCAATGTCACTGTGGATAACAGCTACGGTTCACGTAAGTACTATGAGTACGGAGAGAACATGTTGATGTTTACACACGGTGACAAAGAGAAGCCTGCAGACATGCCACTCATAATGGCAACTGAGAAACCAGAAATGTTTGCGCGTACATCACATCGTGAGGTACACTGCGGGCATCTTCACAAAGAAATGGTAAATGAGTACAGGGGTATCAAAGTACGGTTCATTCCTTCTATTTGTCCTAACGATGAATGGCACAAGCAAATGGGGTATGAAGCTAAAAGAACAGGGCAAGCATATATATGGAGTAAGTCCAAAGGACTTGAGGGCTATTTACAAGCAAATGTTAGAGTTTGACGACGACATAGAAGATGA